ACCGGCGCGCCGGTCACAAAGCCCAGAGGCTCATTATTGCCGCTGCCGGTGGTGAGCCAGGCATTGCCCTTGCGCCCGATCCGCTCGCCGATCAGCTTGCCCAGAAGTGGCTCAAAGCCAAAGGCGGAATCCTGCGCCAGCTCAAAGGACCATTTGATCCAAGGTGTCGCCAGCGCATAGGCCAGCAATGTGGTCTTGCCGAGTGCAATGTCACCGCTGTCATCATCCTTGCCCTCATCGCCCTCCGTATGGGGTTTGGCCTCTTGGGTGGTGTCATCCACCGTGGGCAGATCAAACGGCGCGCCATTGGCGAGGTTGATCTCCGTGGCGATCTGCCCATCCATCATCGGGCCATGGGCGGCAGCGGCCACATTGATAAAGCCCGCCAGAGTGGTGGGCACCAAAAAGCCACCCTGCGCCCCGGTGCCTGCGTTTTGCGCCCGGTCCTCGCGATAGCCCCGGCGCAGGGCCTCGCGTGCTTCGCGGTCCAGCTCCGATAGATCCGCCCCGGTGGCCAGATAAAGCCGGAAGGCCTCGCGGTATTCTTCGCTCACATCCGCGTCGGGCTGATGGCGGGTCTCATTCTGGCCCGGACGGCGGCTTTCGCGCTCTGCACGCTCTTCCTGCTCGCGGCGTTCCTCGGCCTCGCGCTGTGCTTTTGCCGCCCGCTCTTCGCGCTCGGCCTCTTTGATGAGACCGTCGTATTGATCCATCATCGCGTCGAACTTGTCATTGGCGGCGCGCGCCTCTTCCAGCGGTGTTTTGTCGGTGATCCCATCGCGCAGGCTGGTGGCCTCGGTGAGAAGGGTTTGCGCCTTCTCGCGCAGTTCTTTGATCTTGCTCATGATATCCTCATTGGATGTGGTGATGGATGTGGTGATCTGCGCTTGCCCAAGGCGCGGCATGGAAAAGGGCAGGACAAAGCGCCAATCAGCGCAGCCCCGACAGACGCCCGCGCATCTGCATCCGGCGGCGCACGCAGAGCGCACTGCCGCCAAGAGCCGCCGCTTTGGAGCGAAGGCCAATCTCTGTGCCCTGATAGGCAGGGTCGGTGACAATCGAGACATCGAAGAGCCGCACCGAGCCGATGCTGCGCAGCGGATGCGCGCCGCTCTCATCCCAAGTCTCTTTCTCGGCAATGAAGGCAAAGCTCATCTTGGAGAGATCGCCGCGCCGCATCTTGGGCAGGATCCGCTGCACATCCGGATCCTGCCGGTCCAGCTCCGTCTCCACCCGCAAGCCGCGCTGATCCTGCGATAGCATCAGCGTCCCGGAGCTGGTGCGCGCCAGTGGCAGGCCCTCATGGTCAATCAGGAAAGTCACATCATCGCGCCGGTCCAGCGCGGCGCTGAAGGCCCCGGCCTCCACCACCTCTTCCCAGCCCCATTTATCCAGCGGGCCGATGGCGGTGCGCTCGCCGAAGACCGCCGCATAGCCCGTGACCGCCAGCGGTTTGTCTGTGTCTTCGCGCAGCTCAATGGGCGCGACGGCGCAATAGCGCACCTCGCGTGTGGGATCGCTCATCCAAGCCTCCGTTAGTTTGTGTGGGTGTCCGCGTCGCCGTCCTGATCGTCAGGATCAGCATCGTCATCTGGCTTTGGTACAACCGCCCCCTTGGCAAAAGCTTTGCCCGCCAGCTCAATCGGCACGGTTGCGCCCTGTACCAAAAGCACATCGCCCCCGGGCAGCGGCGCGCGGTTTTCCAGTGCGCGCCCCTCATTGGGGGTCATCAAGCCGTTCTGGATCGCTTTGACAATCGCCTCGATGCGGGTCTTGAAGTCGCCCCGCATTATGCCGTCGAGGTTCAGTTTGACATAGCGTTTGGAGCCGCGCCCGAAGATCTTCAGCGTCAGCTCCTGTTCGAACTTCTTCACCCAGCGCCGCAGCGTGTGTTTGACCAGGTGAAGATCCTGATGCTCGATATTGTTGTAATTGCCCTTGCTGAGTTCCTGCAGGAACACCGGTGGCAGCTGATAGATCCGCGCCACTTGCCCCACCGCAAAGACCTGCACCGGGGTGAGCTGCATCTTTTCCGGATCATCGCCGAGCCGCTTCAGCTCATGCCCCGCTGGCAGCGGCAGCACCGGCTTGCCCTCATCCGCCGCCCGCCGCGTCACCCGCATCAGATCTGCCGCCGAGCGCATCATTTCCTTTGCGGCCTGGAAAGGTCCTGTCAGCACATAGGGCGGCACGCCGTTTTTGCCAAAGACCGTCAGCGCATAGCGATTGGCATTGAGCCCCTGGCGGATGGCGCTGGCGCAGGTCATCACCGGGTTATGGTTGCTCACATGATCCGGTTTGAGCAAAAAGGCGATGTCGATCACATCGCGCCCCGGGTAGATCTTTACCCGCCCGGAAGGCTCGCGATAGTCATAAAACAGCCGCCCCTGATCCTTGCGCACCGTGGTGCGGTGATACTCCATCGGGAACAGGTTGATGACCCGCCCCTGCGCGTTGCGCTCAATGTAGGTATAGGCGCGCCCGGGGCCAAAGACCTCGGCAAAGAAAGTCTCGCGCCAGCTAAACGACGTGGTGCTGTCATTCACCGCCGCGCCCAGCACATCCACCACGCCGCCTTTGAGCTTCTTGTCGCCGCCCTCATCACTCGTGGTCTCAAAGACCTCGATGGGCAGACCGGCCATGGCCGCCGACAGGAAGTTGATTGCCGCCCAGACCCCGGGCAGCGACAGCGCCTCGCGCATGCTCACCCCTTCGCCCACCTCACCGGAGAGCACCTGCGCAATGGCGGCCTCGCCACTGTCCACCACCTCGGCGCGCTGTTCTGGCAGGCCTGCGCCCTCAGTCGCCGCGCGCCTGCGCCACCCCATCAATCCCACAGCATATCCTCCAGAGAGTATTCTTCATCGCCCCAAGGCGAGTGTTCCTTGCCCGCCCGCTCGCGGCACAGCGCAATCCCCGCCGACATCGCCAGCGAGACCATGCCGTCGATGCGACCATGGGCCTTTTCCTTGTCAAACATCCGGTGCCCGGTGCGGTTCTCCGCATAGGTCACCGAGGCCGCCATACTGTCCAACAGCGGGTTCTGCGCCACGGTCTGGCGGCCGTCATAGATGGCGTTTTCCAGCTTGTTGATGGAGTCCGGCATCCACAGATAGATCTCCACCTCTTGCCCCGGATTGGTGGGATCCGGCACCTTCTCCAGTACCCGCTTCTGAAAGCCCTGCGGATGTACCTCGGTGGGCAGCACCAGGCCTTTTTCCGTCAGACTGTCTTTGAGCCGCTCCAGCCCGTACTGATCGCAGGCAATCACCTCCGGCTGATAGCGCGAGGTGAGATCTGCCAGCGCGTCGGCAAGCCACGGGTATTTAAGCCGATCTCCCGGCACCGCCTCGATAAACCCCTGCCGCACCCAGAGATCATAGGGGGCCTGATCCCGCGCCGCGCGTTCCATCAGCGTGCCCTCCGGTGTCCAGAACCAGGTTTTGGAGACCAGACGCTCTGCATCCTTGGTGGCATCCAGCACCCAGGTCAGTGTCAGCGCCGAGAAGTCGCGCACCTGGCTGAGATCGAGCCCGCCAAAGCAAGGATAGCCCTGCGCGGTCAGCTCTTCGGGATCCACCTCGCCATGGCAGGCCACCCAGGCCTCGCGCCGGATCGCCGCCGTCACCGATTGCGTCCACTGGCAAAAATGCAGCCGCGCAATGCCGTTGCGCTTGCCCGGCATCATCTTGGCCTGGTTCACCACCTTGGTGAGATATTCCTCATCGATGGTGACCCCCAAAAGCGGGTTCACCTTCACCCAGCAGCTGGGGTCATTCTCCCAATCATCGCCCTCATCCAGCGAGCAGATGAAGGCAAATGTGCTGTCATCCTCGACCGCGCCGGTCACGACATTGACGCCATGCTGGTGCTCTTCCCAGCAGATCGATTTCTTGTCGGTGCCGGAGTTGGTCGCCATGCACAGGAGCGGCTGTTTGCGGAACTTAAAGCCCCGCTCCAGCATATCGATCACATCCCGGTTGGGATGCTCATGCACCTCATCGGTGAGCGCGCAATGCGGGCGCGGGCCCGATTGCGCCTTTTCCGCCGAGAGCGGCTTGAACTTGCGCTTGTCGCCGCTGCGCCCCCGGTAGGTCATCTGCCAGACGGGGTTTTCCCCTTGCTGCTGCACCGTCCGCTTCAGCACCGGCGATTGATCCACCATCGCCACCGCATCCTGGAACAGGATCCCCGCCTGATCTTTCTTGGCTGCCGCCGCATAGATCTCGGCCCGGGGCTCGCCATCGGCCACCATCATGTAAAGCCCAATGCCGCCCAGCATCGGCGATTTGCCGTTGCCCTTGCCTTCCTCATCGTAAAACCGCGTGAACCGCCTGAGCCACGCCCCGTGCTGGGCGCTGTATTTTTGCCAGCCGAAGAGCGAGCCGATCCGGAACGCCTGGCTTGGGTGCAACTCAAAAGGCCGCCCCTCAAACTGCCCGCCATTGAGCCGCAGCACCTGCGGAAAGAAGCGGATCGCCCGCAGTGCTGCCGCCAGATCCCATTTGAGCCCGCGTTTGGGCCCCTCCACCAGATCGCGCAAATGCCGCGCCGCTGCTGCCCGCACGTAAGGCCCGGCCACAACCTCACCCGCCTCAACCGCTTGCGCCCAGGCTGTCACCGGATCCTCGCTGGCCGAGACCCGCACATGCTCTGCGCTCACGTCAGATAGCTCTCGGGCCCATTGGGATCGGCAAAGCTGAACCCCATTTGACCCGCGCCCGACAGCCCCCGCTCCGCTGCAGGCGTCATGCCAAAGTCATTGGCCAGCCCACGGATCTGGCGGAAGGTCTCATTGAGCTGCGCCACCTCTGGCCGCGCCTTGATCTGCACCCCGTTGCGCGTCTCGCTCTCATAGGTCTCGCCGGTCTCTTCGAGCTCCAGTGTCAGCCGTTCATGACGCACCACCGCCGCACAGAGCTGGCGGAACATGAACACATTGCTGGGCTTCAACCGATCCACGGTCGGGTGGCACAGCGGCAGCGCCAGCCGGTCAAAGGTCCAGCGCAACTCGCCGGTCAGCCCCTCGGGCCGGATCTCCTCGAGGCGCATCCGCGCCCGCTCTTCCAGATTGTGAAGTGGCGCGCCCTCTTCTGCGAGGGCCACAACTTTTTCCTCTGCCGGTCTGCGCCCTCGCATCTTCCGATCAACTCCTTGTTCATGTGGCTTTTTCTATTCAATTTCCACTTTGCACAGACAAAGGCTCCCCCTCCGGTTGCCAGTGCTTCCGGAATTCCTTCGAACCCTCCCCCCGGGGTTGCCGCCCCGCTGCGTCAGCGGTTGGCGGGGTGCTGTGGATCCACCGGCCAGCCATCCGCGCCGCGCTCTTCCGAGTACCCGCGCGCCTCCAGCCGTTGTTTGTTCTGATCATGATCATCCGGGCACAGCGTCTGCAGATTGCCCGGATCCAGAAACAGCGCCGGATCGCCCCGATGCGGGATCACATGATCCACCACCAGGCGGCAGCGCTTTGGGTTACCCTGTCGAGATCCTGACGCCGTCAGCGAACCATCGTTCAGGATCCCCCGCCGCAGGCACGCCCGGCACAGCGGCTCCCGCGCCAGATGCTCAGGCCGCAGCCGACGCCGCCACGCCGACAGGTTGTACAAATGGTGATACTCGCTCCGTGCCGTCATCGCATACCCCCGGAACGCAAAAGCGCCCGACGGTTTCCCGTGGGCGCAATCAGTGATGATGCATATTTACTGGCACGCCGGTGACATCAGCGTCAAGAGGGCATGTGGGGGGCTCATATTCAATGCGAGATTGATTGAAAGTGGTTTCTGCATCTCTGCCGTGAAAAGAATCCTTGCATTGTTGCGGCTAAGCGACCATCTATGGCTAGCTTACGTTTCTTCTCTTCGAATTTCTGCTCCCGTGAAAACGGTATCGGTTGGTCGACTTGGATCGACTTTTGCCGACCTGTTGCAATTCCGCAGACAGATTTTTTAGGAGATTACGGATATGGCCAATGGCACCGTGAAATGGTTCAACTCTACCAAAGGCTTCGGCTTCATTCAGCCTGAAGATGGCACTCAGGACGTGTTTCTGCACGTTTCCGCAATTGAGCGCGCTGGCATTAACCGCATCGATGACGGTCAGAAAGTGACCTACGACATCGAAAGCGGTCGCGACGGTCGTACGTCAGCCAATAATCTGACGCTCGCTTGATAGCCATTGCTGGGGAGAAGGGCAGATGACCGAGGCCCCAGCAAACAAAGACAGCACGTCTGAGAACGTTTCGGAAAAAGAGTGTTCAGAGACAGCGGGAGTAACTAGCTCCTTCTATTGCCTCATTGCACTTCGAGAACATTCGCAGAGTGCACATTTTTCCGAGTGAGTGCGTTGAGTGATTTCACCTTGGACAAGGTGATTGCTCCGCAACTCACTTGGGCAGCCTGTGGCGAGGAACCCTTCGCCACAGGCATTATCCAGAGATTTCAGGTATTAGTCCCGAAACTCGGCACCGAGTCCGTATGGGATACTTGCTCTGAGATGCGCATTCCTCGCGTGCAGCGAGCGTGCGAATGACTTCACTTTATACACCCGGTAGGTGAAGCACCTCACACCGATCAGATTGCTTGGCGTATTCCTTGGTAACAAGTGAGCGCCATCTAAACCGATCCGACGTGCCACCCTGAATGTCGCGCGAACCGCGTACTTCGGGTGTGTTCAATTTCCCAAGGCAACCAATACTGGTTGCCCAATGGGCAAAACTAAGACGAGAAAATGATAGAGATTTTTTGGGGCCCAACGTTGGTCCTTACCGATGCTGAAACAGGAAAACAGGAGTCCTTTGGGACTATTGAGAAGGCTCACCACTGGCTTGACCGGAAATGGCCTGTTTCAGATAGAGCCAGTGAGGTCGCTCTCACTCAAGTCGAAGCGGCAATGGAATGCATGGCCACGGTGCAAGAAGCGCGCTCGGCGTTTAAGGGAGCCGCTTTCACGGCTGGTTTTCATATCGGCGCAGATGGTGGCCAACCGAAATCTCTTTGAGAAAACCGTACCACAAGTTCACTTATGGAAAGGACATCGAATGCAATTAGCAATTGAAATGGAGTTGGCTCGACTTGGAGCCACCAACCCGAAAAAGACCGTCAATCCCGAAGCCATTAGACACAGCCTAACGGCCCTGCAGTCGGTTTTTGATGCCGCACTGTCCGAACTGACGAGCTTGGAACAAGTCGGTATGATCTCAGGAGAGATTTATCTGCGCCGGTCTCTTGTACAGTAAAGCGAAACAACACGCTTTAGCTGAAGGCGGGCTTCGAGTCGGCGCCACTGCAGTTACCTCGATCGAAACCGGACATGTTGAACTGGTTTTGATTGTCAGGGGACCAGTTACTCGAGGGGGGACAACTGTGTGGAAAGCTCGCCATGATGAGTTCGAAATCTGGCACTTAGAGAAGCATTTGACGGTATCTGGCGTGTTGGGCTGACCCAAGGGTGCATACAGAGTAACAGCACAACATCGCCTAGCTTCGACCATCACCAAACCATCCGCCCCAACGCCTCTGCCAAAGCCTGTCGCAACGCACCGGACGTCTGTCCCCGCACACTCCACCCATGCGCCCGCAGCACCGCGCTGATCGGCTTATCCTCCAGACACACCATATCCACCAGCCGCCGATCCGTGATGTTCACGCGCGATCCCCGCTTGGACGGGCGGATCTTGCGCACGGCCATGGCGGTGCCGGTGCCGATGCGCCTGCGGATCCGCTCGATTTCTTCGCGATCTCGCAGCACCGCATCGATGAAGCTGCCACTGCCACCATTGCCACCGCTGCGGATGGCCTCGACAGATGAGCACCGGACACCGGCACAAGCGTGACGCTCCACCAGATCCCGATAATATCGCCCCGCCGCCACCTGCTCGCGCGTGAAGGGCGCGGGCTTGCCGTTGCTAGCAGCCTTGGCCGCCATGACGTCAAACACATCCGCCCGCTGCATTGCCGAGCGGCCACGGTAGCCCGAGGGGCGGGCTTTCCAGTCGTTTTCGCCATCGGGAAACAGGCTCATCGGTTGAAAGACACGAATGGCACCCCGGGCAGGGGCCTCAGGGATCGCATCACCGCAGACCTCTGGCACATAGCCCCGCTCTTTCACCGCTTTGATGCGATCCGCCTCTGCCTGCAGGCGGATCTGGCGCGCTGCCATGAACTTTGCCACCGGGGTCAGATCTGCCACGCCATCAGATGCCACGATCACAACATGCTCGCTCATGCTGTTGCACCCCGCTGCGCCTGGTCTGCAATCTCCCGGCATTTCTGCAGCGCTTCAGACCGGCGGGCGCGAAAGCTCTCATCCTCCATCGACAGTCGATCCCCACGGCCAGCGCGCATTTCGATATCCGCCATCCTGCGCACAGCCCCATCCGCCTCATTGCGGATCTGGGTGATGGTATACGGCCCTGGCCAGACGCGCGCACCACGCAAATAGCGCAGCAACTCCGGTGCCCAGCCTTCAGCAAGTGCCTTATGCCCAAGTTCTTCTGCAAAGGCCTTCAATAACAACGGCGAAGGCCCGCTGTCCGGGAGCTGGATATCGCGCGCCTTGTTCAGGATCTTGAGCCCAATCGGAAACCGGTCCTTATCTTTGCCACCCGGGTGCGCCTCAACCCAATCCCGCAAGATCGCAAGGTTGGCCGGGGTCATGTACGCCAGTTTCTGGCGCAGCTCACGGAGCATTACCGCAAACTGCGCCTTGGTCAGCGTCGAGGGCCGCGCCAGCCCCAATGCCTCCAGCGGTGTGATCAACAATTCCTGCACTCGCGCCTCACCGGCGGCCTGTTCTTTCGCATCCATTCCTGCACCTCTTTTTCTCAGCGTTCCGACATATCCACAGGCTGCTCGGCCCGAGTGGGAGCGGAACGAAATCTCATTTCATATTCTCTCATTTCATTTCCTCTCTTATGTCTGGAACTGTTCCATTCTGTTCGGAACTGTTCTGGTATGTTCCGTTCTGTTCCGCCCACAGGTGGCCGGATTTCTTCAATGATTTCAGGGGGCGCGGCGCGGGCGACCCACAATGCCCTCAGATACGGCCTCTTTGAGGGCACGTCCGATGGAGGCTTGGAACTGCGGCATGCGCCGCTGACCGGGGTGGTGTTTGAGCAGCCAGTCATCCACCCACGCCACGGCCAGCTCATCGGAACAGAGATCCTCGCTGCAGCCGATGTCGCGCAGCACCTCGATTAGCCGTTTGCGCCGCGCATAGACCGCCTTGTCTTCATTGCTGGCCTTGTGCTCTAGATGACCGCGCAGCGCGGCCTCCATCACCTCTTGCACCACAGGATGCGCCAGGCGAATTGCGCCGTTGTCACAGCGCACCGGGTGCCAGTTATAAAGCGGGTTGAATGCCCGCTCTTTGAGCGAGATCCACCGCTCCAGCGGCAACCCCAGCAGAAAGGCCAGACTGTCATCGTCGCTGGGCAAGGTTCCCAAGGGGGCCTCACCGTGTGACTTGAAGAACAGCTCCATACCAAAAAAGCCGACTTCCGGGTCACGGTAAGCCTTGCGCCGGAAGTCGCTGCGGTCATAGCGATCATGGTTGAACGGCATGAAGTAATGCGAGTCCAACCGGCTTTCTGCTGAGATCGGGTATTCCGGCAGATCTGAGGCCTCCACCAGTTTGACCTGCGCAACCTGTGTCATTTGACCCTCACCAGGTTACGCGGCCCAACGGCATCTTTGATCTGATCCAGCGTCTTGGACATCGAGGACACGCGAGAGATGACAGCCTCAAGGCTCTCCACCTCCAATTTCGCAGCGGTCAGGCGCGCCTGCGTGTCCTGCATGAACTTGCGGATTTCATCGCCAAGGGCGGCCATGTCGTCATTGCTGCCACCCGGCTCAAAGAACTCATCCCGAATGCCCGCGACCCAGCCCGGCATGACATTCAGCACCTTGGCCACCGTGTCATCAGTTTCGCCACCGCAGTAGCACTGCCGATCATGATCATAGACCTCGCTTAGGATTTCCATGATCTCGCGCTTTTGCACCCGCGTCGGTTCACGCGGGGCCGTTTCGGCAGGTGTTTTCCGCTCTGTTTTTGCTGCCATTTTCTCCACCTTTCTTTTTGCCTCACAGGTGCCGCACCGCAGCCGTTTGCCGATGTAGGACCACCCCAACCGTTGAATTTTGGACACCGCCTGGCCGTGCCCGTCGCTGCCATCCCGCCCATGGCGGGCCGCGACCGTGTCCTCGCGCCCGCAATCATCGCAAATGCAGCGGTAGCGCGGTGCGCCGCGCGCATCTCGAACTGGATCAAGCGCCATAGCGGCCCCCTGTTGCGCACAACATCAGGCCGTCTCCCCGAACAGGGCTGACAGCTCGCTATCCAGCGCCTCGATCATCAGTGGGCCGTTATCCAGCGCGTTGCTCCGCGCCATTTTGCGGTAGGACCCGGCCCAGCCCCGATAGCGGCAGATCTGAGAGCAGGTCTGCATCGAGGCCTCGGTAAACTCCGCCATATCCCGCAGAGTGCATTCCCCTGCGCTGTCTTGGATCAACCACCAGATCTGATAGGCGATCCGCTCGATACGGGGTGGCGTGGTTTGCGTCCTCATGCGGCCCTCGCCAATTGATCCTGGAAGAACGCCGCCGCGCCGGGATCGGTCAGGATCATCAGCAAGGCGGTATGGCTGGCGGGCGCGGTAACAGCGCCCCACCAGTTGAGCGCAGTCTGAAACGAGACATCGCAAAACAGCGCCACCTCGCGCGGGCTGTGAAACCGCGCGTGGAAGTAGGCCGACCAAAGGTCAGGCGCGCTGATCTTCAGCGCATAAGGATCCAACTGATTTGACCAAGACGCTTGGTCAGCAGACGTGCCACGCTGATCGCATGGCACATCATTGTTCACGATCAGGGTTAGACGCGGGCGGCTCATGCGGCGGCGTCCTTTGCATCATTCTCACCCGCAACTGCAAGAAAGGAGAAGAGACCGCGATTTGGTTCACAAACCTCAGCCTCCACTGCCATCACACAGAGTGCATCATACCAAGCAGCAGGTAGGACACCTACCTGCATATGGGTGTGTACTGTCGTCGGACTCTTGCCGAGACGTGCAGCGACGGCCCTGTAACCGCCAAGCTGATTGATCAGATTTCTTGTGCTCATGCACAACCGATAGTCCGAATAATTCAGACCATCAAGATCCGACGATGAGAAAGTTCAATTTATTCGGACCTGAAGTAGATAGTCCCTATGAACATCGACACCAAAGAACGCCTAGCCCGCACGGGTGATGTATCGCCCGAAGCTATTCGAGTGCGCCTTCTGGCCGCGCGCAATTCTCTTGGCCTGCAGCAGCTAGAAGTAGCGAAGCAACTTGGCTTGAAGAAAACTACATTCCATAGTCAGGAGAGTAGAGGCGCCCCAAGCATCGCTACTATGAAATATTACTATCGACAGCACCGCATCGACTTTAATTTCATTCTTCATGGTGACTTTGCTCAACTTCCGCAGGACGTTCAGGACAGGCTCTTCTCAGCACTGCAAGACGAATAGTCCAAAGCGGATCAAAGATCAGGTTGAGATCCACTCCAATACGGCGCGCCAGCGCCAACACCTGTAACAAACTTGCCTCTCCGATTCCCGCGTGTTCCGTTTTTGTTCTCATATAGTCCGAACTCACAGGCAAACGCCAACACGAAATTATCCGAAATATTTGAACCCATGCCTTGACCGGTCCATATTTTTCGGATTACGTCATCCCCATCAACCGATGGAGGATTGAATGCAAGACAGACTGGAAACCGTGCTGCGGGACGCGCAGCAGATCGCAGGCTCACCCGAGGAACACCTCGACAGCCCGCACCTCTTCACAACTGCATGGGCAACACTGAAGGCCGCGCGCGGCC